CAGCTACAGGGAACATACTACCTGGTGCAAATGACACGTACGATTTAGGGGCTTTAGGAAATGTGTGGCAAAACATTTATACAGGAGACTTGCATTTAAATAATGAGCATAAAACTGAGGGTAATATTGTAGATGGTACAAAAGGGAGCTGGACTTTACAAGAAGGTTCACAAGATATATACTTAATTAACAATAAATCTAATGAAAAATTTAGATTGAAATTAGAAAAAATTTAGGAGAATTTTATGGCTATTATTTCAAGTGGTAATACAATCATAGACAATGGTGCTATCGATGCAAATGAAGTTGGAACTACGCAAATAGCGAATGACGCTGTAACTGCAGATAAACTTGCTGACACTGCTGTCACTCCAGGATCTTACACACTTTCATCAATCACAGTAGACCAACAAGGAAGAATTACTGCTGCATCATCAGGATCTGCAGGCGCTGCTGCACTAAGTGCTAATTTAGTTGCGAAGGGACCTGCAAGTGGAACTTATAGTCAAAACACTGCAAATCAATGGATGGCTTTTGCCTGCAGTGGTGGAGGTGGCGGAGGTGCGGGTACTTCAAACCCAGGCGCTGCAGCTACACCAGGTGGTGTTGGTTTGTTAGCTGTTTTTAATGGAAATTTTAATGCACCTACATCAACGCCTTACTCAATAGGAGCAGGAGGCCCTGGAGGTAATTTTCCTGCAGGTAATGGAGGAGCAGGTGGTTCAACTAATGTAACTGGTTTATTTACTATCTCTGGTGGGAACGGTGGTAATCGAAAAGGTGGACCAGGTGCTCCAGGTAATCCAGGAACTGTTAACGTGGGAAGTGCAGTATTTACGACTTCTAATTTAAATGATATTTTTCAAATTAAACCAAGTGGTGTGGGGAATGGAACAGATAATATGAGTTCAGGTCCAGGAGAACCAGGTAAAATAATTTTTTATGATAACAGATAAGGATTAATGTAATTATGAAATATTTAATATTTAGAAATAAAGATTTTATTACAATGACTGCTCATGATTCAGTTAAAGATAAAGTATTAAGTATTGAAGGAGATGCATGGGCTTTATCTGTGACTGATGAACAATATAGAGATTTCGGAGAGGATAATAATTGGGAATTAGATGATAATAATAGTATCACTATTACTAGAAAATATGAAAATCCAGGAACGGTAATAATTTCTGATCCAACGGAAGCTCGAGAATTTTATAAAAACTATATAAATTCAATGAAAGTTCATTGTGAAAACATAAAAAACAGTAATCCTAATATAGTTCCTTTAATTTCATTTCTAGCGACTATTGATACAAGTGCTGTCACATCTATAACGGATACCACAAATTTAACTCATACTATTTATAGTTTACCAGGATGTCCACAAGTATATAGATTCGAAACATTTGCTGTTGACTTTCTAAAATAGGCTTTTACAAGACTATGTTATAATGAGTCTTGAAAACTACATAAAAATTTTTGATAATAGTTTCCCTGTAGAAAATATAAGTTCTTTACTTCAATGGATTAGTAAAATTAAAATTGAAGAAAAAGGAACTGTTGGTGATAATGAAATCAATGAAAATATAAGAAAAGTAAAACTTTTAAATTTTTTTGATTGGCACTTAAAACAAAAAACTAAAATTCATTGGTGCAATTATCTACACAATACTTTTCACAATCATATGCTTAAATATTCAAAATTAATTTATCCGTTTAATGAACCTTTGGCACAAAAAATAATACAAATGGATTTATTAAAATACAGTGAAGGAGATTTTTACAGAGCTCACGTGGATCATTTTACAAACGTACCTCGAACACTTTCTTTTATTTTATTATTAAATAATGATTATGAGGGTGGTGAAATAGAATTTTTAAATCCAACTACTGGGCAGTCTTTAAAAAAAATTACTAGCCAACCAGGAAGAATGGTTGTTTGGCCAAGTAATTTCTTATATACACATAAGATAAATACAATTAGTAAAGGAACAAGGTATTCAATAGTTTCATGGGCATTATAGGAAAAGATTTTAAATATAAATTAATTAAAAATTTTTTAACTCCAGAAGAATTAGAACTTGGAAAAAGTTTTTATCATTTAGAACATAAAAAAAATACTACATGTTTCGATACACAACAAAACAATAATGGAAATTTTTGGATGTACGGAGATAGTTTTACTGAAACTTTTATGATGAAAAAATTAAAAAAAATGGAAGAGGAAACTGGTTTAGAACTTCTACCAACTTATGCCTTTACAAGATTTTATACTTTTAATGCAGATCTAAAACCACACACTGATAGACCTTCTTGTGAAATTTCAATTTCAATTATGTGGGATAGCGATGGAACTAAATGGCCACTATTTATAGATGGTAAACCTATTGAAATGGAAAAAGGAGATGGTGTTATTTATCTTGGTATGGAACTATCTCATTGGAGAGAAAATTTTACAGGAGATTTTCATATACAATCTTTTTTACATTATGTAAACAAAAACGGACCCCACAAAGAATTTATTTGGGATAAAAAAGATATTAAATATAATGCTGAAATAATATGAACGAAAAAAAACATGAAATAAAAGATTGGATAGGAACTTTTGATAATTTTCTAGATCCTGAAATTTGTGATTTCATAATAGATTATTTTGAAAAAAATAAAAACAATTTAGCTTACAATAGATTTCAAGGTGAAAATGCAGCTCATACACAAAAAAATGATCTTTCAATAGGTATTTCTAAAAACAATAATTGGTTTCCTGAAATGGAAAAAATTTGTTCAGCAGTTACAGAATGTTTACAAATTTATGAACGAGAAACAAATGTAATAAAATATTGTGATTTAAATGAAGTTTTTTTTACAGATATAAAAATTCAAAAAACAATTCCAACAGAAGGTTATCATGTTTGGCATGTTGAAAAAAATTATAAAAATCTTCTTTGTAATAGAGTTCTTGTTTACACAGTATATTTAAATGATATTGATGAAGGAGGAGAAACTGAATTTTTATTAATGAGGCAAAGAGTTAAACCAGTTAAAGGTAGAATATCTATATTTCCAGCTTATTTTCCATTTGTACATCGAGGCAATCCCCCTTTAAAAAATGAAAAATATATAGTAACATCTTGGTTATTAAATAAATAAAATGCAAATAATTTATAATAAAGAAGATGTTAATATAAAATTTTCATGGAAAGAAATTTTATTAATTATTTTTAAAAGACACATAAAATTAAATAAAAAATCATGTTATACTTTTTCGACTGTTTTAGCTAATATTATTATGGAAATGACAAGTCGATATGGGGATGGGAACGTTCATGGAAATGTTGAACAACCTAAAGAAGGGGATCGAATAGATTTGTAAATATTGATATGGTATAATTCCATATGCCTTTAACAAATGTACAGATTAGACCTGGATTTAACAAACAAGTTACAGAAACTGGAGCCGAAGGGCAATGGACAGATGGTGATTTTGTAAGATTTAGATATGGACTACCTGAAAAAATAGGTGGTTGGGAACAGATAACTAATTCTACTTTAGTTGGTGCTGTTAGAGAACAGCTTGTTTGGGCTGACTTAGATGGTAGAAAATATGTGGCTTTAGGGACTAACAAAGGTTTATTTATTTACTATGAAGGAGGGTTTTATGATATTACTCCTCTAGATACAGCACTTACAGGTGCAACATTCGATACTACAGACACATCAGCAACGGTCACCGTAAACTATACATCTCATGGTTTGAGTGCAGGAGATTTATTTACTTTTACAAATGTAACACCACCTTCAGGTGCAGGGTATGTGGCTGCTGATTTTGAAACAAACACTTTTCAGGTAGTAACAGCACCCGATGCAAACACTTTTACAATTACTATGGCTGCTGCTGCAACTGCAACAACATCTGCAAGTGGCTCTGCTGATATAAATCCTTACGCAACTGTTGGCCCACTATCACAAACTTATGGTTATGGTTGGGGTACAGATACGTGGGGTGCGGGTGGTTGGGGCGAGGCATCAAGCACTTCTACAGTTGCATTAGATCCTGGATCTTGGTCTTTAGATCATTTTGGTCAAATACTTATTGCAACTGTTAAAAACGGTAAGACATTTAAATGGAGTCCTATTAATTTAGATCCTAATGCTTTAACAACAAGAGCAACTATTGTAAGTGGTGCTCCGACAAAATCCGTTATGTCGATTGTCTCTGAAAGAGATAGACATTTAATTGTACTTGGAACTGAAACTGTAATTGGTGATCCAACAAAACAAGATAAAATGTTTATTAGATTTTCTGATCAAGAAGATATTTCAGATTACACACCAACATCAGTTAACACTGCAGGAACATTTAGGTTAGATTCAGGTGTTAAGATAGTAGGTGCAGCAAAAGCTAAAGATTACATTTTAATATTAACAGATACCTCTGCCTATGTTATGCAATTTGTAGGACCACCTTTTACTTTTTCTATTAGACAAGTAGGAAGTAATTGTGGTGCTATTGGTCAACATGCAATTAAATATGTTAACGGTGCTGTATGGTGGATGGGTCAAGCAGGTGGTTTCTTTGTTTATGATGGAACTGTAAAAGCTGTTCCTTGTTTAGTTGAAGATTTTGTATTTACTAATAAAGGTAGCAATCTTGGTATTGATTATAATTCTGGAGAAGTTGTTTACGCAGGTTTGAATCATTTATACAGTGAAATTAATTGGTTCTACCCTAAATCAGGATCAGAAGAAGTTGATAGAGTGGTATCTTATAATTACGAAGAAAATGTTTGGACTACAGGTTCTATGGATAGAACTTCGTGGGCAGATGCTACATTGTATGATAACCCATATGCTACTAAATTTAATGCAACAGGAATTCCAACTTATCCAACTATACAAGGCGTAACTAATGTTAATGGGGCATCTACTTATTATGCTCATGAAGTTGGTAATAATGAAGTTAGTGCAACCGGAGTTAAAACGGCAATACCCGCATTTATTCAATCTGGTGATTTTAATCTAGGAGAGGGAGAAGTCTTTATTAGTATGAGAAGGTTTGTACCAGACTTTAAATTATTAACTGGAGATGCACAAATAACAATAAATTTAAGAGACTATCCAGCAGATGGTGCAACTTCTTCACCTCTCGGACCCTTTACAGTAAATAGTTCAACTGATAAAATAGATACCCGTGCTAGGTCTAGGTTTGCTAGTTTAAAAATTGCAAACACCTCAACAGATCAAAACTGGAGATTTGGTACGTTTAGAGCAGATGTACAACCTGATGGAATGAGAGGATAATGGACGAAATATTTTTAAATGATTATGCTAACAATGTTGCAATGGCACAACAACCAAATGGATTAGCTGCTATTTATCAACAACCTGGGTTTGAAGGTTATGTACCTTCTTTTTCTGTTGTAGACCAACAACCAGCAATGATAAATCAAGATTTAAATTTGACACCTCAACCAGGTCCTGTAGAGTTACCAACTTTGAAAGAACTAGCAACTAATGTAGCAAAAGACAGAATAAGAAATTATGCATTAAAAAAAATAGGTAATGAAGGGTTGAAATCAAAATTTTTAGGAAAAGCATTAGATTTTGTAATTCCTGGAAACCAGTTTGTAGGTTTAGCTAGTCTAGCATCTGGTTTTATGGGTGGCCCAGAAATTAGTCCTATCGGAGCTATACAAAATATAAATACAAAAATGCAATCAAGTTTATTTGGAAGATCTGCAAATATGGCAGAATACTTGGCTGCTAAACGAGAACAAAAAGCTGCGGAAACTTTACAACGTCAACAACAAAATGCATTTGCAGATCAACAACGTATGGAGCAAATGAGAATGATTCAAAATGCTCAAGGTGGTCAAGATAGAAGTATACCTGACAGAAATAGAGGACAAGTAACTTCTTCTCCAGGGTTTTCCTCAAGAGAAAGAGGAGCAGCATTACATGGCTAAGATTAATGCAGGTATCCCTGAACCTACTCCTGAATATAGACAAGAAAACCAAAGACAGATAGCTCAAGCTATTCGTACAGTTCAAGATCAATTAAACACTTCTTTTCAAGAAGAATTAAAACAAGAAGTCGAAAGATTTTCTTGGTTTATTTCGAGGTAATATGAGTTGTAATAATGTAAATAGAGAACTACCTTTTGGTTTAGATGTTGCAGCAGGTAAGATACCTGGTGTTAATGCTCTTTATAAATTTGGAGATAATCCTGCAATTAGCAACACGGAAGAAACTGTTTGGACACAAGGTGGAATTTATGTTTACCCAACTTCAGCGGAAGCAGTTTATATAAGTTCAACTGATGCAAATGATACTAGTGCTGGAACAGGTGCAAGAACTGTTAAAGTATTTGGACTAGATGCTAATTGGGAATTACAAGAAGAAACAGTAACTTTAAATGGTCAAACTCAAGTAAGAGTAGGAGCTAGTTTAACTTGGATAAGAATATTCAGAGCTTTTGTGGTAACTGTAGGTTCAGGTGGAACTGCTGC